TTACAAAAAAATCATCAACCAAAACGCCAAAGAGCATTCAGGAGAAAATTAAATGGCTTCAGTTAACAAAACAATTTTGATCGGCACTGCTGGCCGTGATCCCGAGTTGCGTTATAGCGCATCAGGAAAAGCAATCGCCAATCTGAGCATTGCGACCAGTCAAAAGCGCAAGGATAAGCAGACTGGTGAATACATTGAGGACACTCAGTGGCATCGACTCAAATTCTTTGACAAACTCGCTGAGATCGTTGGTGAATATGTCAAGAAAGGCTCGACAGTTTATGTTGAGGGTCAAATCAAATATGGCAAATTCACAAACAAAGATGGAATGGAAATCTCCACAGTTGACATTGTTTGCAATGAAATGACCATTTTGAGCAGACCAAAAGATCAAAAAGATCAAGCAGCAGAAAAGCCAAAACAAGCGCCTCAAGGCTCTGGTTTTGACGATATGGATGATGATTTGCCTTTTTAGAATTGATACGATATCATTTCTAAATGATTGAACAATGGAAACCAGTGCCGAGCAAAACTGGATTATTAGCTAGCTCATTGGGACGAATAAAACTTCCAAACAGCATTGCAAAAATGCCGAATGGAGGAATTCGTAAATATGAAACAAAACCAACTTTTGGAGTCAAGACTAAAGCATCAAAAACAGCGAGGCATGAATACATGGGGATTGTCAGTAAAAAATTTGGCAACATGAAAATTCATCGTTTAGTTTGCGAGGCTTTTCATGGGCCACCACCATTTGATCGTGCTGTCGTAATTCACATTGATGAGGATGCAACAAACAATAAATCTGACAATTTGCGTTGGGGTACTCAAAAAGAGAATCTTAATATGCCTAAATTTATTGAATATTGCAAATCTCGAACAGGTGAAAACAGTCCAGCAAAAAAAGGATTAAAAAATAAATTTTGAATAACGAGGACGAAAGCAGACAGCAATGTCGGACGAATGTGAGTAGTCCTCACCAATTGGAGAACTAAATGAAATTGTCACAGTTGTTTTCAGTAGTATTCCCAAGAGTTAGAGCATCAGACCCTCTGACATCATTTGAGGCAGCCGAGTCGATCAAGCCAGTTGCCTCACAGCTCCACCAGATCATTTTGGAGTGCCTTCAAACTCATGGAGCGCTTGGGAAAGATGGCATTGCAGCCCTGACCAACCTCGATGGAAATCAAGTCGCCAGACGCTTGAATGAAATGAAAATCATTGGCCTCATTGAGCCAACAGGAAACACAGTGAAATCGAATTCAAACAGAAATGAAAGGGAGTGGAATGTCGTTTGCAAAGACTGAAATGGATGTGATTGTTTGGGGCCAAAATCGAGGAATTGTGCAAAACAGCACCCCTTATGCCCAAGCACTAAAAACGAAAGAGGAACTCGATGAGTTGTTTGATGCAATATCAAAGAATGATCGAGAGGCCATGATCGATGCTTATGGAGACATCCTTGTCACACTGGTCATGGGCTGCGCTTGCGCTGATCTCGATCTAAAGACTTGCTTTGAGGCCGCTTATGAGCAGATAAAAGATCGAAAAGGCTTCCTCAATAAAGATGGAATCTTTGTAAAACAGTCTTAACGCTTGAGAATGGCTAAGGCTTCCTCAATGTGTTTTATGCGATCCTCAAGACCGATGAAACCGCCATTGATTTTCTTAGTCATTCCTTTGTAGTCTCTGGCATCCGCAAACTGGTTTAGTTTGTGGGTGTTCCAGAACCATCCCGCAGTCAGCATGGCATATTGCGGAGTCGCCACTAGATCAGGCTCCATCACAAAGTCAACTCCCAAAGCCTGACCAGCGTGAAAGTAGTTTGCATGACCAGTCAACTGGATGCAGCCTCGGCCTCTGAAGCGCCAGCCATCATCAGAAGCCTCATCCCTGTTGCCCATCCGACCACTATAAACAACATTTGCAATCATGCGAGGATTGCGCTGGCAAGCCTCAGCTTTGGCAGCATCAAATCGCTTAGGCCAAATCTTTTGCAGTGCCTCTTTTTTGTAATTCAGGTTTTCAACCAAAAACTTAAAACCACCGCTTTCATGCGCGACTTGACCAATAAAGCAAGCCTGACGAATAGGGCTTGAAATATCAAAGCGATCAAATGTGGCATTCAATGGATCGAGCCATTGCTCACCAATGTGCATTTGTCGGAGTTGTTCAGGACTTACCATTTATCAATTCTCTCATTTGATTGTAAGAATCCACGCAAGCATTCAGAGCCGCAGTGTTGCGATCACCCTGAGCCACTATTTCCGCAATGGCTGCGAGGGTTTCTCTGTCGGATTCGCTTGCTCTGTCGGAATCAGAAGTTGAGTCAGCCTGTCTGTCAGGTTGACTGGTTGCTTTTGAATCTGCGCTGGCAATGGTGGGATTTGTGGTGGTTGATGGACAACTTGCGGAAGGGAAGCGCACCCGACCAGCGCGAATGGCACGATCCAGAGCAGTTTGTTTTTGATTGACAACATTTGTGGCCTCCAATAATTTGCTTGAGTTTTGATTAAGTTTTTCATTTAACAGTTGCTCAGTTTTCCGAGATTCCTCATTCTTTTTGGCAATGGCAATTTTCATGTCATCGTCACGCTCTATCCAGCCGTAATGGTGGCCAACTTGATAAGTTCCAAACAAAGACACCAGAACACCAATGATTAACCAAGGAAGTGGGATTGGTAGCATTATTCAGCCTCTTTTCTTGCATAAGCCAGAAGTTCTCTTTCATCATCATCCTCAAGGTGGTCTGGAGGTGTGGTCGGTGGTGGTGGTGGAGTCCAAGACTCATCCAGTTCTGGGTTTTTCCAGACTGGCATCGCGCCAAATGGCTGACTTGGCAAACCATAAGCCGATTGAGGTGGAGCATAGTTTGAGCCATATTGCTGGCCATAAACACCACCAGAGCCACCATAACCGCCACACATAGGTTGCATAGGTCTTGTTGAATTCATCCCGCCAAAAGCCTTTCCAATTGAACCAGCAGCCCTTTTGGTCATCACTCCACCAATACCGCCAACAATCAACAAAACAATGTCGTTGAGCATCTTTGTGTAAGCCTGATCTATTGGGGCCATGCTCTTGATTGGTTGAGTCACAAATGTCACTGAATAAAGCAAAGCAATGACAATGAAACACAAAATGCAAGTGACAACAATAACAACAAAGCCCCAAACTCGGACTTCAAATTCTTCAGTTGTTAGGTTTGGCTTCTGGCTGTTGGACATCGTTAACCTTTTTTTCAAGAATTGGTGCGACCAAATACTCTGGACAAGTTTGGGTGAATAAGCATCGAGGTTTCTGACATTCTGGCTCAGTGAATTTGTCTGGGTCTTGGCATTTATATCGATAAACATCCTTGCAGCCAGTAAGCATCAAAAGAACAATTGCGATCAGATATTTCATACCTTGATGTCCACCGCTTTAGCCCATTGCGTTTTGATCTCTTGGACTTTCTGTTGTTGTTCGGCCTGTCTGGTTAACTCTGCCAAACGCTTGATATTCTGTTGATGGATCATCCTGTGAGCCTCTGACAACATTTGAGCATTCTGTTGATAAGTGGTAATTCTCATTTTCCAAGACCAACCTTTCCAAGCAGTAAATTAACGATCCGATCCGAGAGATCATCGGGCAAAAAGCGGAGAAAACCAAGCAGCCATAAAGCCACTACACCATAAACGAATATCTTTAGGCATAGGTCAAAGGTCTTTTGGTACTCATTCACCGACCACACCTTCTGGTGGTTTCACAAAACTCCATTAACTCATAAATACCAATTGCCACCAAGAACAGAACAAATGCACACCCACCAATAATCACCGCCAACTCGTTCATCTCTTGCTCTTTTTCTTTAGCCTTTTTTTCTGCTCTTTCTAAAGATCGGAGTTCTCTTGCATCATCGATGTCCATCTGGTCTTGACGGGCTTTGATCTTGTTCCAGACATCAATCTTGCCTGTTGTCATAAAAAGCATCTTGAGTTCTTCCTCAAACGCTCTGGCTTGCTCCAAGGCCATCTCGATCTGGAGAGCAGTTCCCATGTTTGAGCCTTTGCCCTTCTTTGCCTCAATCAGTGCTTTAGTAGCAGTTGATTTGGCATCGAACAACTTTCCGATCATTGGTGCAAGCGAGCCAAGATCATTGGCCACCTTGCTGGCCTTCTTAACCATTGAAATTGCTGACTGTATGCCAGCAAGGGCTGTCATCGGATCAATCATTTTCTCTCAACTTTTTGCCACTCAAGGCACACTACTTTTCGGTTATAGACATCACCTGTCCATGCCCATCTCACACATCGATATTCAGTTTTATCTTTACTAGATGCCACCAATGTAAACAATATTGATGACATCAATAACCATTTCACAAGATAACCCAAGCAATGATGTAAAAACACCAAATGACAGTCACACAAAAAAGGACTGCGGTAGTAAAAGCCACAGCCCAATCTTTCATTTTTTTAAATCTTTATAAATTGACCATGCTTTGTGGCCAATGAGCAAAATTGTGTAAATTAGGGTTGCCCAAAGTACCAACTCGCTGACTTGAACACCCATCACACTTGCAAGGGAAACTGTTGCTGGAGGTGTAACTTTTGCAATGATTGCAGCCGTTGTTTCTGTGTGATTGTCAGTCATCGCTCTTGAACCTCGATCAAAAGCGTCCTGTCCTCAGTCCGAGCAGGGCTGTTGTTGGTCACTATTCTGTTTGTCAAACGATAAGACTTGCCAGCAGTCCCACCAGACACCCAAACCACAGTTGATTCATTTAAGTAAGAATTTGAACTAATCGTGATTGAGTCAGGGTTGATCCAAGTAGAACTTGAAATAATCTCTCCAGATTGAAGCCAGTCAGACCAGTCAAATCCATAATCAAGAACCGCATTTGGGTCTTTTATAAAGTCAGCCATTTGAAACCTCCAAAATTCGATCCTCGTTGGCAACATAAATCACCCTCGATTCTAGCGAAATCACGATTTCTCTGTTTTCAGCATAGACATATAAAAGATTGCTTGCAGCAGAAACCGCATAAGCCACTCCAGTTGGTGAAGTTGCCGTGACAGTGGCCAAAAGAGCCTGAATGGTGGCAGTTCCAGAAAGTGAAACATTAGGAACAACTGAGCCAACAGTGTTGACGTTTGCAAAGGCATTTCCATCACCTGTGGCAATAGCAGTCGGTGCAAGGTCTTGAACCAGAGGGATGGCCACCTGAACTAAAGCAGAGCCAGAAACTAAGAACTCAGGCTCATTGGCCGCGACAGTACCAATCAAGGCCAAAGCATTGGCAAAACCCACCGCAGACGCACTAGGAGCAGTTGCAACCACAGTTCCAATGGTTGTTTCAACAATAATTGAACTAAATGCTGTTGCACTTGGGACAGTCGCTGTGACAGTTCCAATGCTTGCTGAGGTGTTGGCAGTCCCAGAAGTTAAGAATTCCAAAACAGTCGCTGTGGTCACTCCGATGTCAGATTGAGCCGTTGCATCACCAATGGCATCCGCAGTCGGTGAGGTCGCTGTAACTGTACCAATTGAAGCCTGAACAATAACTTCAGGATAAGCAGTCGCATTTGGAGCAGTCGCTGTGACAGTTCCAATCGCACTCTGAATGTTTGCATCACCAGTTGCGCTGGCCTCTGGAGCCGTTGCTGTATCTGTCAGGAAAGATGCCTGAATCAGAGCGTCAGCAGTCTGAGTAGAACTTGGGACAGTTGCAGTGACAGTGGCAATTGCACTTGAGACATTTGCCTCACCAGTTGCCGTTGCATTTATTGCACTTATTGAACAAGTGCCAATTGTGACTTGAACTAAAGCGTCACCAGAGATCGATGCTGCTAGAACACTTGCTGAGACAGTTCCAATTGACGCACTCGCAGTCGCATCGGTAATTCCCGATGTGCTGATTGGATATTCTGAGAGTGCGTAATTGCCAAGCATTTTTTACCTTATGGGGTAACAGGCCAAGTAATATTCCAAGGAAATCCCTGTTGACTAGGCAAATCACGCAATGCTTGTCGGTATGTAGCCCATGCTTCTTTGTTAATTGGCGCATCAGCAACCTGCGTCCAGTCACAATCAATTAGCAGCTTGTCTCGCACCGCACGATCACGAGATGCTTGTTCTGCTGTTTTGGC